ACTTGACCTAAAAACTTTTTCTCATCTTTAGGTGTATAATCATGTTTACAAACTTGTACTGCAAATCTATCATCTCTTAATCGCCATAGTTCAGCAATGTCTTCAAACATTAACATATCACAATCCATAAACAATGCCCAACCTTGATAATTCATAAGGTGAGGTATCATAAATCTACTAAAAGAAAACTCTGTACTAGAGATATTGTTTCTTTCTCTTACAAAGTCATCTTTTAGGTTGTTTAATGCTATAGGTGTTATTGCTACAGGCTTTGTACTATTTTGTATAATACTATGAGATAACACATTATAGGCTACCTTTTCTTTACTATCATATCCTATAAAAACATTTATCAAGTTATGGCCTCATTAGTATATTTGTTTAAATCTTCGTCATCTGTTCTATGACCAACTGATTCTCTTTTAATATCATTATGGTCAAACTCTGCCCAATACAACTCAAATGCCACACCATCTTCCAGTCCTTCAAACTGGTGATATACACCTGGTTTTACTCTTGTAAAATCACCTGCGTTTAAGATTGTTTCATCAACTAGGTCATAATCTTTTTGCCAAACTCTGACTAACATCTTACCAGATTCTACATAAAAACCATTCCACTTAAATTGATGTTGGTGTTTTGAACATGCAACATTCTTTTTAAATTCTATTCTATGAAACTCTAATACGCCGTTGGCATGTATGAGTTCAGTTTGTCCCCAAATTTTACCAGCTTTCATTGCCACCTCTTTTCATCTTTCATAATTTTACCTTTCATATGACCTATATAGTCTTTAATTACACTATGCATAGACCATACATGGCCTACATAACCGTCTGGACATAATTTGTGCTGAGGTTTATCTTTAAGATATTTTAATCTCACTTGGTCCCATACATAACTATCATGCCACTCTTCTAAATTAAACAACTCATCTTCATCATAATATCTTCTTAATTGTTTAATAAATTCTATTGTATCATTATTTTTTAAATTATAACCAACAAATCCACATTCTGAATATTGATTAGTCCTATTTAGATAACATATTGTATTGTTCTCTGGTAATACTTTATCTAATATATATTGTTCAGTTATAGGTTTTAAAAATACTGCGTCTGCGTCAACCCAAAAAACATAATCATAATCACAATCTAACATTAGGTGAGTTTTTGCATAGATTTTATATGCAAATCTACAAGCGTCCCTTTTAAAGTCTGTACCTGGAATAATTTTACTTGGGTCTTTTTGGTCTGTAGACCATACATTATTAGGACTATTTCTGTCTAAAAACTTTTGTAATTCTGGATTTGTTTCGTGAATATTACGGTGTATAAAATTTCTAGGTGGATTTGATGGCATCCAACCTTCGTGATAAACATATGTATCAAATGGCCAGTTAAAACTGGAGTAAAACATATGACCGTAATAGTGATATAACTTTTCGTTAAGACTTGTTACCAATGCTATTTTCATAACCAACCTTTGCTACATAATAACTATCAACAATATCTGATACAGGATTACCTACTTTTTCAGTATCAAATATTTTTTTCAAGTCAATTTTTGTTTCTTTTAAAAATGCTTCATACATCATATCTTTATCAGCATTACCTTTTCCTGTTGCACCTTTTTTTACAACACTAGGCACAACCGTTTTGTAAGATAAAACATCTTGTTCAAGTCTGTATTTGAGAATGCCACAATTTTCGGCAATTTGAAATAGGCCTTGACCTTTTGACCCATAGGAATATCCTTCAATAAAAATCTCATAATCTCCTTCATGTAAATCATATAAAACATAAAACACCCAATCAGATATAAGACCAAATCTATGCATTGGGTTATCCCATTCATCATGTAATTGGCCTTCTATATTGTCAGACATTTTACCATCATACTTTTTTTTACTTGTAAGATAGTAAAAGTTTAACTTATCACCGTCCATAACACAAATAGCAGGACTTGTTAAACTATAATCAATTCCAATTATCTTCTTCGTCTTCGTCTTTATTAACCCATTCAACTTCATCTTCCTCATTTTCTACCTCAAATCCACAAAATGGACAAGTAAGAGGTTCTAAATCTTGTTCATCAATATCCCATGCTACGGTATATTTAGTTTCACAGGAAGAACAGGTTTTTGTAACTTTATTATTCATTATAGTTTAAATTTTTTAAATTGGTCTTTTGTAACATCTTGTTTAATACCACCAATTACATAAGATTCAATTTCAGTTTCTTGTGGTGCGTTTTGTGTACCCTTTGAATTCAACCAATGGTCTACCCATGGTAAAGGATTTGTTTTTTGTTCGTACTTCGGTTCTAGGCCTATGCCTTTCATTCGTCTGTTTGCCATATATTCTACAAACTGGTGTAATAGTTTTTCTGATAAACCTATCATACTTCCTTGTGAAAATAAATGTGTCGCCCACCTTTTTTCCTCTGCTAATGCGTCATCATACATTTTATATACTTCTTTTTCACATTCTTTTCTAATTTTTAACATGTCTTTGTCGTCATTACGGTCATGCCAATTATTAATTACGGTCTGCGACATTGCAAGGTGTTGACTTTCATCTCTTGCAATAAAAGAAATAATCTTAGCACTACCCTCTAGTAATTTTAATTCACCAAATGCAAATGAACAAGCAAATGATACATAGAAACGCAAGCCTTCTAGTATATTAACGGTTACCATTGCAAGATACATTTTCTTTTTAAGTTCATAAAGGTCAATCTTATCTTTATCTAAATGCCATCTATAACCCATATCAATTAATTCATCATAGGTTTGTGTAACTGATTTACTTCTCTTTGCAATCTTTTCATCTTCAATAATTGTATCAAATACTTCATTAGGATTAGAATATAAATTTTTAATTATATATGTATAACTTCTACTATGGATTGTTTCCATAAAATCCCATGTTACAATACAGCCTTCTAATTCTGGATTAGATACAAAAGGTAAAAATGCTAAACATGGTCCTCTACCTTGTACACTATCTAACATTGTTTGATACTTTAAATTACTTGTAAATATAAACTTTTGTTGAGGAGATAGGTCAGCGTAATCGTTTCTGTCTTTCTGTAAAGAAACTTCCTCTGGTCTCCAAAAATAACCTAGTTGTTGTTGGTTTAGTTTGTCAAATATAGGATATTTCATATCACTATATTGTTGTACTTGTAAGTCCTCACCAAAAAACATAGGTTGTTTTGTGAAGTCTAGTCCTTTTTCTTTACTGAATACGCTTTTTGCCATTACTCTTTACTTTCCTTTAATTCATAAAAAAATTTATCGTCATCACCCGCTGTCCACTTTTGTTCACCCTCTACACTATACTCTATTGTGGACACTTTGAAGTCTGGAAACTTCAACTCGCTAGGAGTATAAGATTTATCGTAGAAGATAACTCTATTGTTAGGTTGAGCGGCAAAATGGCCGTTCTCTAACTTTAAAATATTAAATGACTTATGTTGTGATGGTGTTTCACTATAAGTTACATTTCTTTCTAAATTCGTACTATTCGCATTATCAATTGTAAACATATACCAACCTTTGTACCATTTTCTATTTGGCGACAAATACTTACATTGGTTACCTGAAAGCATTTGTTTTTCTGTAATACAGATGTCATAGCTAAAACAATCCCATAACTGAAGTTCAGTTAACGGAACATCCTCCTTAATTTCTTTTTTCCATACAAAGGCACTAATAGGTAACTTATCAAATAAAGCACCATACTCTGGTATATAAGTTTCAAAATATAATGCTCTGCCTTGTATTGACTTAGCCGTAACCCACACGCCTTCAACTAATTCACCATGACCTTTTTGTAAGTCATAAAGATATTCTTTCTTTACAAACACATCTACATGTGGTGTATTTACACATAAAAATGCCATAGTTAACCCTTTCTATATTGTACAACTTTCGCAATCTTCTTCCTCTAAAGGCATTTGATTATTAAAATGTTCTTTAGCCGGATTTTGAAGTGCTGGCTCCTCTTTCACATTGTCTTTCCAACCCATTGAATGAGCAGGTTCGTCAATGTCTTTCTTAGCGTCATAAGTATTTTGATAATATGAAGTCTTCCAACCGTATTTGTATGTTGACAAAAGGTCTTGAGCCATTACTGAAACAGGCACCTGATTGTCTTCATAATTTTC